GCTTCAGCTTCAGGGTAAAATCCGGGAGGAACAGGATATATAGGTTTTCCATCAACAAATGGAATCATGCGAACTTGACCTTCCGCATTTACATAGCGTCTAATCTCGTCATACCTACCTGTAGTGCTAGGAATTAGTTCTTCAAATGTTGGACCAGTATATGGCTGTGGTGTATATGTAGCTGGAGTGAACTGTTGATACGAAGGTACATTGTATATACCGTAGTCATATGTTTGTTGTGGTGTCTGACCATACTGAGATAAATAAGATGGTTGTTGCTGCATAATGCCAGTTCCCGGTAAGGTATATGTACCATAACCTTGTTGATACTGTCCCGGAACATAACCACCTACCTGCATTTCCATAGGTGCATTGTCATCTTCAATATCAAGGTCTTCTATATCAAATGGTAAATCATCAGGCATTGTTGCTTCTTCTGCATTGCCCATCTGACCCATCTCTTCCATCATCTTTAAGCCCATCTTAGCTTCTTGACGCATTTCCATCAATTTGTCTAAACCATGATATCTAACTACATCTGCAGGAAATACAAATTCCCCTTCACTTAGTTGAGCAGGAATGTCATCACGAACTTCTTCTTGCATAGAACCGGGTGGCACGTCATTGCCAGACACAGGGTCTACTGTGTTGCCTTCATCCATAAGACCGCCATCCTCAAAAAGTTCCATCTGCTTTTCAATAGCCATTGACTTCATCCCTTAGTTGTTTAATTTTGCGTAGAACTGCAATTGCACCTTGTTGTCTGTGCAATGCAATAACGTCTGTTGATTGTTCCATTACTTTGTGATGCTGATTAATCATATCATCTAAGTAATTATTGAACGCCTCCCATTGGCGGTTGTTGCCCACCAGCGGCTTGAGGCGGCTGAGTATTTGCTGTCTGTCCATTTGCACTAAATCCTTGTTCACCCGGCACAGGAGCCTGCCCTACACCCATTGTACCACCACCTGCACCAGTTGGGTCCATGGCATCTGCACCTGCCACTTGACCTTGTTGTTGCTGTTGTTCTTGCTGCATACCTTTTAGTATTTCTGCTTGAATAGCGGCGTCATTCATATTGTTGGTTACTTTATCGGGGTCTAGTTCCATTGACTTTGCAATTTCACGAATAATATATGGAAACTTAGCAAAAGGAGCGAGCGCCGGATTGCTTGCAATCTGCAAAAATTGCATTAGGCGTTGACTGCGAACTTCATTAGCCATAAGGCTTTCTGTGCCACGTGCTTTGACTTCAAGGTCACCTTTAATTTCAGGGTCAAAATCAAACTGCATATTAAAACGAAACAGTCCTTCACCAAGAGGACGTAGCAAATAATCATCTACATTTTTAATAACAGTCTTAATAGAACCTTGGGCTGCTCCCATAAGCATAGATATACCACTAGCAGTACGACCTACACCAGAAACTCCTGTTTGCCCGTGCGCAAATGATGGAAAGCCTGTGCTTTCATCGGCAAGTACACGAGCCTTGTCAAACATCATCATGTTCTCTTGTGAAACATTTGGATATTTTGTACCAAAAATAGCTTGACCCGGTGCGCCGCCTTGTCTACGGAATACCTTACCCGGATATAATGATAGGTCTTGACCCGGTACAAGATTGGTTTCATCTACTTCAATAAGCAAGTTACCTGACAGTACCGCATTATCTACTGCCATACGCATAAAACCATTCATCAATGTTTGCGTATCGTCCATGTTTTCTGCAATGCCAATACCAAAAAATGAATATGGATTTAATTCATATGGTGCAGCATGATATGGTATCTTAGCTGGCTTAAACGGATTAAGTACCATGCGAAGAAGTTTACCATTACAAATCCACACGTTTGCTTGTAGTTCATCAAAGTCATCAAACTCACTTGGAATCTCTACATTTTGCTCTTGAAGCATTTCAGTATCAACCATACCCCAATACTCCAAAACCTCAAAGCGGTCAATGCCATGTTCTGGAGCGTAATCCTCAAGGTCGTCTTCCCAATACTTCTTGTCGTAATTTTCTCCCATACGAATAGCTTCGTCAATAACACTGCTACGGAAGTATGGGCGTTTCTTCAGCGCACGTAATTGAGTACGCGACATTTTATGACGCTCAATAACAAATTGTGCCTCATCCATATTATTTGCATCTGGGTCTGGATAAAAATTCCACACGGATACATGAGATACTTGTGGCACAGTTTTCATCACTGGGTCATACTCGCCATTCTCATCCCAATTAGGATACTCTTTATCTACTGCAAATGGACCCTTCATTACGCCTGTGCCAAATAGCGCCATTTCAAATGCTGTGCTACGAAGGTATTTATTTGCACTGGACTCTTCTAGTTGGTCTTGTATTTTCTTCTGCATTTTTTTAGCCGCAACAACTGCTGGACTAAATGTGATTGCTGTTTGCGTTGTACCCGGACCAGATTGCAGTTTATCTTCAACAGGAGATAGTTTGTTTTTTAATGCGCCAAGTCTATCCATAAGAGTTTTTGATGTAGCCCCTGCTGGCAACTCTTGACCGTCTCCAGCGTAACCATATGGACTTTCCAACTCTTGCCTTACTTCATCAGGTAATTGTGGGTCAAAGTGTACGCTATCTTCAACTCCTTCTGGCAATTCTGTAGGGTCAATCGAAAGGGGAAATCTATTGTTGGCAAACAGTACATCTACAATTTGACCATATGCTGCAAGTGTTTTGGTCTTAGTAACCTTAATAAAAACACGAGACTTTTCAGCTTCAGTGAATTGTACATCTGGACCATATAACCCACGATAATTACGGTAGGCTTTTAACCATCTTTCTTCATCTTGATATCTATAGTCTTCGGCTCTTTGATATTTTTCAGTAATAAAAGGTACGATACCTGATACATCAGCATCTTCAACTACAGAATCTTCTGTGTCTTCTAATGCAATAGCATCGTCTTCCATCATAATTTCTTCTTCAGCCATATTACTTTTCCTTAATATCCAAATGTGGAATCAGCTACTCGCATACCACCACCGGGTCTGCCCATAGGGTCGTAATCAAATATACTAAATCTTGGTCTTGACATTATACCATATCTTAACGCATCATACAAGTGGTCTTCAGCAGTTGTATCAATGTCTTCCGGGTTTTTCTTGTCGATTGGTAACGCCGGGAGTTGGGATATAATATTGGTGCAATTGTTAAAGAAAACAAGTCTAGGTTCCTCCGTAAATTCATCTACCTGTAAGCGTCTGTGTATTTCGTTTTTACCAGCGACACGACTGCCTTTACTTCTGTCTGATGGACGCCAACGGCATCCACGACTAATCATTTGTTCAGCAAGGCTAGGACCAGTATCGCCACGCTTATGCCAAAGAGAACTATCAAGAACACCATACTTAATATTGCCATCTCCTGCTTCAGCTTCTAATATCATATCTGCCAAGTCTGTGGCGAGTACTTTACTGCAGTATAATTCTCTATATACAACCAATTGTTCATCAGGCGCAACAGCAAACCAAACAACACCAGAGTGACTACCGTAACCGTAATCGCAAGCCCTAAACTTAACCCAATTATTAGGAATAGTGAAAGGCTCAACAACATGAATATTACGGTCAAACTCAGTAAATGCGGCACCTTCTTTAATATCCCAATCGCCTTCAAGAAGCTGCCTTCTTTGTTGCTCTGGCAAGGAGAGAAGCATTGCTTCATAGTCACCTGCTTCCGCAAGGTATGGATTATCAGAAAGTCGTGCGGGTATAAACCTTCGCTTAAAAAGAGGTCTTCCAGCTTTCTGATGTCCTGCTGGGTATCGTAGCACCTCTCCTGTTTCCACATCTGTCGCATCAAAAGACCTATTGTAAGGTGCTGGGTCAATAAACATCTTCTTCACCCAGTGATGCCCACGACCTCCGGGGTTTGTTGTTGCTCTCATAAAAATTGGCAAGTCTGGTGCAGTGGACCGTAGACGACTTCGCATGTAGTTCCATGCATATGGTGTGGCCCATTGTGTCAGTTCGTCAAAGCCTATCCAGCTAAATGCTAGACCCTGATAACGCAAGACATCATCATCTCTATCCAGATATGACATCCACAATCTTGCGCCAGATGGCGCAGTCCACTGCATCTTTCTTTCTGACCATTTAATACCGGGCCAGATTTTTGGGTACAATTCCTGCGATTTAAAAATAAGTTCTCGCAGTTCCTCTGTTGTATGTCTTAGTAACAAACCACTAAAGGCAGGATGACCCATGTAACGTAGTGGGTCAGCAAGCATAGCATAGGACTTGCCGCCACCTGCGGAACCGCCATACAATACCTCACGTTCACTTGCCGCAAGAAACTCTGTCTGTGGACCCGGATTAGGTTTAAACAGTACGTTAGCGTGTTCTTCTATGCTACTAGTTTCGTATTCGGGTACTGCAGTTTCCTGTATCTCAACCGCTGGCTTTTGCGCCTGTTCTTTGGTTTTGGATTTCTTCCGCTTTGGCGATTGCCGTTTGCGCATATTCTGCCCACTTGCGGAGGCTTCTAGCTTGGTCCTTACGCTGTCGCTCATTTGCTAACCGTTTCCTTAATCCCACGTGAGATATATATCTATTTGTATTTGCACTAAGCCAATTTGCTACTTCACGATAAGAATACTGATTTACGTGTTGCCTAGCTTTCTCAAGCAAATCTAATTCAATTTTTATTGGGTCAAGAATGTCGGGGTCTTCTTCATTTTGTTTATAGCCAAATGGTACAGTCCTTGCAATGCGAGGTATCTGCACCCATTCGTTTTCTTCTTTAATGTCGGTTGGCTGTGGAAGTTTCCATTTACCTATACTGCGGCTCATTTTTTTCTTACCATACCGCCTTTTTTAAATTGTTTGTTTCGGATGGTTTCATTTTGCTTCTGAAGTTCTTTAAGTTTTTTAACTGAAGCTTTATTTGGGAACTTTTCTTTGTATGCATTTACACGCATACCCGCTTGCTTTGCCTCACTTCTAATAACTTCTTGTTGCCGCGTAAGTGCTTTTACAGATGCAGCATGATGATGCCGCGCTTTTTCAGCAGACTCTCTAATAGTTGATGGGTTCTTTGGTAATTTTTTTGTCGCTTTTGAAGCGGCCTTTAAAATTTTTGAAACAGCCATTAATCTTCATCCTCTTCTACAACTGCTTTAGGTGGCATAAGCATGACACCACCTGATGCTTCTACCTGCATCTTTTCTGTTTTTACCAGACCTACACGGTCAAGCAATTCTTTGGCTGCAGACATCTTGTCACGAATGCCAAGTTCGGTTGGATTATATAGCGCGCCTGTCATAGCTATCGCAGCCTTCGGCGCATTACGTGCCATATACATTTGAGTCGCCTCAAGTATTTCTTCTTTAAGACCTTTAACAATTTCGCCAGTGCTAGAAGTGTCAGCATACCCTGCCATTTTCTTGGCAGTAACCATATCACCGCCAGCTTCATCAAATAGTACAGCAAGAAATTTCTGCTGCTTCTCTGTTAGTTGCCTAGCCATTTATTCTCATCCTCTGTGTAGGGCCACATTAAAATGCTCCATTGTGCATTGCATTAGCTAACTTCACTGCACGTGATTTTACCTGATTTGCCCACCTGCTGTCAAGCATTTCTTTTGCAGCATTAGGAAAATCTTCATTATGGATAGCGTTCCACATATTTTTAAACTTCAGTAGACGTGGCACACCCATGTTAAAGGCCATGTCCATAAGTACAAGTTGACGCACAGAGTCTAGCTTGTCTACGCAAGGGTGCGCTCTTACAAGTTCCTCTTCGACAATCTGTACGTCATTCTCTGCAAGATACCGTGCATCAGCTTCTGTAATACCATGTTCATAAACTACACCCATACTTGGTATGTCCATGTAGTCTAACTCTTCTTTACTAATGCCACGGTCTTCTAGGTTCCTACCAATTCCAATAGTATCAATACCAAGGCTATCTTGGTACACAGTTAGAACCAATCCTTCATGCACTATCAGTTTATCAATAAAATTGGCTCTACTGTATTTCATTTTTCATGCCCCATCCAGACCGCAAATGCACCTGTCATAGCCCCCGTGACTACACTTACTAGGGCTGACTGCTGTGTTGTTGGGTCTGGCAGCGTCATAAACCACTCCACTACCCGCCAAGCGGATATTGACATCATAATCATCATCAAGCGGGGCAGTATCTTCCACGCTAGAACTCTTTCCATTACTATTGTCACGATTTTTCCTCGCCTGTTTTTCTGTTGTGCGATTGTGTGCTTGCCACATAGGATACATTATTTTTTCTTCTTAGCCATGCCGCCACGCCTATAAGCAGGAGTAGATTCAAAAGCCGCTAGAAAAGCACCAACTACGGGAATAGAACGAAGCCCTACCTTCTTTGCGATTTCTTTTGCTGTGCTTTTTGTTGCACCTTTAATAATACTTTTTTGTTCTTGTATTAGTGCCTTGCGTACTTTTTTATCTCTGTCACTTAAATCTGACGGTTTAATGTTTTGCAATCTATCTAGTTTTTCCTGTGCCGCCACAGCGTTAGCTTGGTTGCGCATAGAAGCTGTTTTAGCTTGTCTTGCTTGTCTTTCTTTAGTACGTCTAGCTTGTCTAGCTTTCTTTGCCTTCTTTTGTTTTCTTTCATCTCCACCAGCTAAGTAAGCTGCACCGCCAGCACCTGCAGCGGTAGCAGCCATTGCTCCTGCTTCTAAATATTTATCTGCCATTGTTTTTACCTTTTACCAAAGAATTTTGTAGCACTACGTACCCCAAAAGAAGCCGCAACGATAACTCCCAAGGAATACTGATACCATTCAGGCATTGCTTGCAGTTGTGCGAATCCGTTTGCAACTACTTCTTCCATACCCGGAATGAACGCAAGAATGAGAGGAATGCTGAACAGTATCGTAAGCCACTCGTCTTTCCACGAATTGCTAGACCCTTTAGCCATTTCCAAATCCCAGTCAATTTCTCCAGTAGCTTTCTTTTCCATGATGACAGCTTCTGCTTTAGCTTTTGCCACTTTGGTTGCAGCTTCTGCTTTAGTTTTTTCAACTTTTCCATTTAACCAAGTTCCTGCCAGTTCAGTGACTGGTCCAATCAATAAGTTTAACATTACATGCCTCTTCTAAATTTGGCAGTCTTCTTTGCAATAGATTTAGGTTGGCGTACAAACTGCTGCCCTTTTGCCGTACCTTCTCTTTTAGCTTTAGTTGTAGCAGCATATTCAGCACTTGTCAAGGACTTTATTGCTTTTTCAGGTAAATACCTTTCTCCAGTCTTTGCAGAAGGCTTACCACTTTTAGTGCGCCACTTTTGTTTTGTCA